AGCGTCTAGTCAATTACGATTATGGTCGCATGATAACTTTGGTGAAGACTTAGTTCTGAATCCTAGAGGCGGAGGTGTCTTCTATTGGGACGAAAGTTCAGGTACTTCTCAAAGAGCAGTTGCGCTGACAGCTTTAAGCGGTTCAAATAAAGCTCCAACTGTTGCCTTACAAGTATTAGTAAGTGACATAGACAGACACGTTCTTTGTTTTGGAGCTGATCCACTTAACGCTGATAATTTAAGAACCAGTGCTTCTGATCCTTTATTAATAGCTTGGAGCGACCAAGAAAACGTAACGCAGTGGGAGCCCCTACCTAATAACACTGCAGGGTCATTAAGGCTTTCCGCAGGATCTTCTATCGTAGGAGCAGTCAGAGCTAGGCAAGAAACATTAGTCTGGACAGATACTTCTCTTTATTCATTAACTTTTGTTGGTCAGCCTTTTACTTTTGGAGTCAATCTAATAAACGAAGGGGTAGGCCTTATTGGACCAAATGCCGCAGTAAACAGTCCTAAAGGTATCTTTTGGATGGATAAAAAAGGTTTTTATACCTATAACGGAACAGTACAAGATATTCCATGTAGCGTTCAAAACTATGTATTTAGTGACTTAAATGAAGGACAAGCTTTCCAAGTATTTGGATTCTTAAACAAAGAATTCGATGAAGTAGGTTGGTATTACTGTTCAGAAGATGCTACGAGTATAGATAAATACGTTGTATATAATTATGGAGAAGGCACTTGGACTATAGGAGAAATGACTAGAAGTTCTTGGATAGACGAGGGCATTTTTAATAATCCAATGGCGACCTACACTGAACCTTCGGGTACAGGCTATCTGTATAATCATGAGACGGGCAACGATGACGATGGGTCTCCTATGGATAACGTGTTTATAGAATCTAGTGACTTTGCATTAGGAAGTGGAGAACAGTTTCAGTCAATAAGCAGGATCATCCCTGATGTTAAATTTACAGGAAATGGAGGCTCTGATCAGACGATTAACTTCGTTTTAAAACAAAGAAACTTTCCAGGAGAAAGCTTGGCTACGGATTCAACAAACACATGCACTGCAACTACAACAAAGATAGATACAAGGCTAAGAGCAAGACAAGCTGCTCTTAGAATAGAATCTGATGATGATAATTCCTTAGGAGCTAGATTAGGCGTAGGATTTAGAGTAGGTACTACAAGGATGGATTTAAAACCAAATGGCAGAAGGTAATGGCTAAAATACTAGAAACAAAATTACCAATAGCCATGGGAGAAATATCTCCTGAAACATTTAACAGATTAGTTAGAGTTTTAGAGTTGAGTTTAGGTAAAGTAGATGTAGGTGCTACTCCTGCTTTTAACGAAACACAACGCAACGAAAACAAATTTGAACAAGGCGATATTATATGGAACTTGTCTACAAAAGAACTACAACTATGGAATGGTGAAGAATGGATAATACTGTACGAAAGAGAACAGTTCGGCGTAGAAGGCGTTGCTTCTTTAGGCAAAATTACAGTGTCAACAGGTGGGGCAACAACAATAACAATATGATGGATAGAGTTAAGTTATTAGAAGAGCTTATGTTAGATGAGGGTATTATTCATGAAATTTATAATGATCATCTTGGATACGCTACATTTGGTGTAGGCCATTTAATTACAGAAAAAGACGAAGAACACGGACAACCTTTAGGAACACCTGTGTCAGAACAAAGAGTTAAAGATTGTTTGAATGCAGACGTGGACATCGTGTGCAAAGAACTAGATAAGAATTTACAATGGTGGCGCGGCTTAAACGATACAAGGCAACGTGTATTGGCCAATATGTGCTTCAACTTAGGCTACCCTAGACTTAGTAAATTTAAAAAGTTTTTAGCCGCAGCAAAAGATGAAGATTGGGAAACAGCAGCTGCAGAAATGATGGACAGCAAGTGGGCAACTCAGGTTGGAGACCGAGCTGTAAGGCTTAGGGAAAAGATGTTGAATGGCTAAAAGAACTAAAAAGAAAGTAAAAAATGTGTCAAACTATAAAAAGAAACTGAGGAGACCTTAATGAGTTTATATAGAAATATACATAAAAAAAGAGCGTCAGGACGAAAAATGAGAAAGAAAGGAGCCAAAGGTGCGCCTAAGGCTAGTGATTTTAAAAGAGCAGCTAGAACTGCAAAAAGGAGAAAATAATGGCAAAGAAACTGTCACCTAAACAAAAGAAGATAGCTAAAGTAGCTAAGCCCCGTAACAAGATTACAGGAGCAGACTTTAAAAAACTTAGAAGAAGGAAGAAAAAATAATGGCTCCTAGAAAAAAACCAGCGAAGAAAAGAAAACCTACAAAAAAGAAAGGTGGGGCTAAACCTACTAACCCAGCCTTGTATTCAAGAGTAAAAGCTGAGGCTAAAAAGAAGTTTGAGGTCTATCCTTCTGCGTATGCTAATGGCTGGTTAGTGCGTACGTACAAAAAGCGTGGAGGTAAGTACGCATAATGGCTAAGCCTAAAGGCGGACTAACCGCATGGTTTGGAAAAGGACCTAAAGGTGATTGGGTGGACATAGGTGCACCTAAGAAAAAAGGTAAGTTCCAAGCATGTGGTAGAAAGTCTGCTAAAGGCAGTAAGCGTAAGTATCCTAAATGTGTACCGAGATCTAAAGCTAAAAGCATGACAGCAGGGCAAAGAAAGAGTGCAGTAAAAAGAAAAAGAGCAGCGGGTAATCCAGGAGGTAAACCTACTAATGTCCGTACTATAGTAAAGAAAAAACCTGCAGCTAAGAAAAGAACAACAACTAAGAGAAGAAGACGTGGCACGAAAAAAAGCTAAACCAATACGCAAAACTACTGGTAAAGGCGGTAACTACCGTCCTACCAAGAAAGGTGCGGGTATGACTAAGAAAGGCGTACGTGCTTACAGGAAAGCTAACCCTGGTTCTAAGCTGAAAACAGCTGTGACAGGTAAGGTTAAAAAAGGTAGCAAAGCAGCTAAAAGACGTAAATCTTATTGCGCAAGATCATTAGGTCAATTAAAGAGAAGCTCTGCTAAAACTAGAAACGATCCTAATTCAAGGATTAGGCAAGCGCGCAGAAGGTGGAAGTGTTAATGAAACTAGGAATATTAAAAAGTCTTGTAGGAACAGTAGCTCCTACTTTAGGAACTGCATTAGGTGGCCCTATGGGCGGCATGGCCGCAAACATGCTTTCTGAGGTATTAGGATGTGATCCTGAGCCAAAGAAAATACAGAAGGCCATGGAGTCAGCCACTCCTGAGCAATTAGCTCAGTTAAAAAAAGTAGAGACAGATTTTGAAGTCCAGATGAAAAAGCTGGACATAGATCTATTTGCATTGGAGACTGCAGATGTACAAGATGCGAGAGGGAAGTTTAGTAAAGATTGGACAGCTAGAATCATAGGCATCTTTGTTGTAGGTGGGTTTATGGGCTACATATTTTTAGTTACTATCCAGCCCCCAGAACAAAACTCAGAAGCGTTGATAAACCTTGTATTAGGCTACCTTGGTGGCTTAGCAAGTGCTATCATATCGTTTTATTTTGGGGCTTCTAACAAACAAGACAACGAATAGAAAAAAATATAATATAGAGAGAATTATGAGCTTATTTTTAAAAGGATTAGAAACATTGTTAGGGAGCAATCCTTACACATCAGGAGTAGGAGACTTTATTTTTGGAAGTGATGAAGCTAGTCCTACAGAAAGCGGTTCTTCTAATGTAGACACTTCTAGTTCCGAATCTGCTTTTGCTGATTTATTAAATTCAGACTCAGATTTTGCTGATCTTTACAATGCTTTACAAGATGATCCAGACTCTGTTTACAGCACTATAAATCCTATAGGATATGATGCAGATGATCCTTTTGCATATTTATACGAATCAGATCCTGAATTTATGTACGATATTTTAACAGGGGGAGGAATTAATACTGTTGATCCAGAAGGAACGTATTCTCCTGAAGAATACAAAGGTATTTTTGGATTAGGTATAGGACCGTATTTAAAAGACACTTTTTTAGGAACAGATGACGAACAAGGTCTTTTAGAACAAATAATTTTTGGTAAAGCTTCTCAAAAAGAAGGAGGCGGAAACACAAGCGGTGGAATAACAGGAATTTTAGGCGGATTATTAGGCGGAGGCGATGAAGGCGGAGGACTTTTAAGTAGTCCTTTAGTTAAACTATTACTAGCAAACTACCTATCTAAAAAAGATGAAGGTCCATCAGATATTGTTCCTGTAGGACAACAAGCGTTTGCAGCAGGCGGTCAAGGACTTGGCAGCATGCCTGATTACAGAGTGTTTAATTTACAGCCTGCATTAATGCCAGGCGTAGGTTACGCTAATGCACCACCTCCTGGAATGAAACACGGTGGCGTACACGGTGCAGGCAAAAGAGAAGGTCCTGGAGATATAACACTAGCAAGGCTGGAGCCAGGAGAGTTTGTAATGACAAGAAAAGCTACTGATAATATTGGTGCTAGAAACTTATACAGTTTAATGAAACAAGCAGAGAGGATGGGATAATGGCAGCGTATTTAGATCCAAGCACAAGTGTAAGTTTTGAACAGCCGTTTGCTGAAGCTATGCGTCGTGGGTTCTTGGAATCTGCGTTTGGTTTAGCTAAAACACCTACACCTATTCCTGTTCGACAATACGCAGGATTAGATCCTATGCAACTTTTTGCCAGACAATTAGCTGGCGGTCTGGGTGGTTTTGCTCCATTTATACAACAAGGCGGACAGATGATGCAAGAAGGTCTAGACGTTACGCGTCAAGGACAAGGAGCTCTTGCTGGAGCACAAGGCATGTATGGAAGAGGTGCGGGTCTAGTAGATCAAGGCGCAGGCATGTATGGAAGAGGTGCGGGTCTAGTGGATCAAGGCGCAGGTTTGTATGGACTAGGAACACAAATGACTGGCGAAGCATCTAATTATTTTAGACCAGGTGCTGCTAGTGCTTTTTACAATCCTTATGAAGACTCTGTTGTACAGCAAACGTTAAGAGATTTACAAGATGCGGATTCTAAAAGAAGCATGGCAAACAGAACGTCTGCTGTAAGTTCAGGTGCTTTTGGCGGTTCTCGTGGCAGAATCATGGAACAAGAAAGAGAAAGAGCGTACGGTAGAGGAGCTGCCGAAGCTGTTGGCGGCATACGTTCAAAAGGTTTTGAAGGCGCAAGAAACGCTGCTATGGCAGCGGGTCAAGGTCTAGGA